TCTTGGTAGAAGGGTCTGTCTGCATCATAACCGCTCCCGCTTCCTAGTGGTCCTGCGATAGCAAAGCTTGTTGCGCTTGGATCTGTTATCCACGCCTTGAAGTCCCCACCACCTATCATCCCGTAGAACACCATATTCGAGCGCATGAGATAGTCATAACTCAGGCCCGTTGATTCCTTGGCGTTCCAGCTCGCGAGTTCTGTCTGCCACGCTGAACTCCAGAAGTTCTCATCTAACCCACCGAAGACTAGTCTATTTCTACTATTGCAAAAGGTTTGTATTTTTGGGTTAGTATAACTTGTAACCGTCCCGCCCCAGTTCACCAGGAACTCCTGTCCATTCCCAAGAACCCAGAAGTCCCCGAAGTCTGCGAAGTGCCATCCGGTAGTCCGGGTCAAGCCACTCTCGATAAGCTCAGGAGTCCAGTTGCTAGGCTTCACACGATAGACGCTCTCTGCGTCCGCAATGATCTGATCAACACTGCCTTTGAAGTATGCGGGATACGGCCAGCTCTTAGTCAACGCCACCGGATCATAGATCGTATCCCCCGCTACTAGCTGAACGTCTTTATCAACTAACCTTGGACGTAACCCTGAGCATCTCTCTAGCCCGACCCCACCCCTCCCCGCTTTAGTCTGACTCAGCCCCTTCTGAATATGTTTCTTAAGATCTTTAGGATACTCTTTCACTAGCCCTCCATCTCATTTGTCTCGCCTAGAGATTGGCCCGCACTAACGATGTCGATACCACGCAAGTCCCTCTTTATACTACTCTCAAAGTTCTTCTCGCCTTCGGTGTTCCGCATGAAACCTTCGTATTTCATCGCAGCACACTTTGCCAAAGTCAAAGGCTTGACTGCTGTCCAGTAGTTGATCGCATCGTCTGAGTCCAAGACTCTCTGGTAGAAATCCCCAAAAACCGTGATCGTGTAGACTCCATCTGCAGGACTCATATACAAGAGGCCCGTATAATCAAAGTGATCACCCTCGACTATATCAACAACATCATTTGTTATTGTATCTAGGTCTAAATCATACTGAGTACCCTCAAGACCGACAACATTCAAAGAGAACACAGTCGGTGTGCCTGTCGTCAAGGTACTCCATTTCTTACTATAAGCCGTTCGCATGTAGTTAAGGGTCTTTTGATCCATCTGACTTCTCTGATCATACCCATCAATACTACCCATTATATATATCGCATGAACCCGCTGGAGTCTAGGCAAAGACTTATAACAACTCCCGCTTGTTGTCTCAAACACAAACCTACTAATACTCTTAGGATGCTCGACAACCTCATCCAACCAATCAGCCGCGTCCTTTATATACTTATCAGCACCAGCGTCAGAACCATCGACACCCATCAGATCTATTCGACCTGTAGCTTCAACGAACTCAGCTCGTACCTCTTTCATAGTCATAAGTGCCATGTTAACCTGTTCGCTCAAAATGTTCAAAGTATAAAGAGTTTACCGGAGTCGGGCACCCCGGCATACTCAGACTATCTACGCAGCAGAAGCACCATCGCTACCAATACCAGTCCAGAAATTAAAGGTCTCGAAGTGATGCTGTTCCAGACCAGCCTCAGTCAGGAACTCTTCTTTGATACCATCGACCTTACCATGACCAGAGAGTTTCTTGTCACGGTTCGGATCAGGATAGAAAGTGGTATCAGTTACAAAGCGATACTTCAGACGTCTCGGTTCAAAGACCAGCATTGAATCTCTACGCGTCGCCTCTTGAGTAAAGAGCGGGTGAGTCTTCATGTTCATCTCACCGTAAGGCGTAATCCACTTCAGAACCTTGATTCCGTATTCCTCTGTCGCTGGAGTCAAGTTGATCTCACCGTGGACCTTCGCAAGAGTGTTAATACCCTTGAGAGCAGTCGAGCCACAATAGGCGAGTTTCTCCATATCACCATAGCGGAACGCAACCTCAAGAACATCATCAAGCCAGTCTTGACCGCCGACCTTCCAACTCTTAGTAGTATAGCCAGAAGCATCAGGATAATGCGCGACACCAGAGGCATTGTTGATACGCGTCCCAGTGATCACACCCTGCGAGACACGAATCTTCTGACCATTATCACCAGTTCCCTCGTACTTAATACCATCAAGAAACTGTTTCTCCATCTCAATCGAGTGAAGCTCAAGGCACTCACGCTTAAGCTCAGGATACGCATCTCCAGTCCGAAGCTTGGTTTCCATCATCGTACGCGTGATCTCAAGAGAGTTCCGCATGATACCGGTGTAGTTATAATGCTTAGTCACATCATAACTAATAGCATCAGGAATCTCAGCACCCTCAGAGTGAGCTGAACTCATCCGTAGGAAAGTATCACAGCTTTGGATGCTTTGTGTGTCAGACGGAGTAGTAAAATTATCATCAGCCTCAAGAAGCTTGATAGACACCCTTGAGCTAGCTCCGTTGACATCTACACTAGTAACAATACACCGAACATCACCTTCAAGCTGAGAAGCGTCCCGAAGAATCGCAGTTGCGCCCGCACAGAAGTCCTGAGCTATCGCAGCTGTGGTCTTAACATAAAGCGAACTACCAGCTATTCCATGACCAGCATGATCACTAGAGTAATCATACCCTTCACTCATCGCAGAGTCAATATAAACCTCACCAGCAGTAATGCTTCCGCCCTGCCTGGGAAGCCCTTTGGTCCACCAGTTGAACTCAGGATCAAGAGTCTTCTCACTAGCCATCGCGCTAGTCATAGCAGTCAACGGAGCAAGTCCGTTCGGATAAAGCAACATAATCATGGAACGCCAATCCTTGGGGCGTTGGTCTGTGACATAGTCACCTGTTCCACGAAGTCCAAGAAAAGCCATATTTACCTCTTTAGTTTAAATTCAAGTTAAGTTACTGCTCCAGCATTATTCCCAACAACCTGCCAACTAGTTCCATCAAAGCAAAGCACAACACCCTCGCCAGTAGCACTAAGGGTCAGGTCGGTACCCTCGCCAAAAGTTCCAACGATAACAGCATCATCAGTAACCTTTAGCTTCAAAGCAATGATCTTGACTTGGCCAGTGTATTGACCAACCGCAATCGTAAAGGCTCCACCAGCAGACGCAGTCGTCAAGAACGAAACAGGAAGGGCAACAGACAAAGCAGTAGTATCCGCTCCTGTTATATCCTCTGATTTCAATCCAAACGCATTGTTCATCTGAAGCTTACTACCATCAGCCTCGATGCCTGCGTTCAGCATATCACCAATCCAGCTCATAAATACCTCACGTAGTATTAAGTGTGCATCCACGATGATTAAGCACAACCCACTCTCGACCATCATACTCAAGGCCAACCCAATCACCAACATCATCCATTGTGATGCTAGTGTAAGTCTTTAGATCTGAGACAGCAAGGAGTGTTGCTGTTCCACCATCAACGTCCATCACAAGGATAACTTGCTGTCCACCAGCCGCAGCAGAAAGCTCGATAGCTTGTGCTCCGGTTGTAGTGATAAAGCAAACGTTGATGTTCTCAGGATCTATTGTGCCAGCCCCGGACTGAGTAGAATAGTTATGCAAACCATCTATGATTGTATCTTTCCAGGACATCAGTACCACCTAAGCATAAGTCCCACCAATGATCACCCAGTTATAGCCATCACTATAAAGCACGACGTTGTCTCCGTTAGTATCCAGAGTCGCGACTGTCGTATCATGCTGATCGACAATAAGCACATTGCTAGTCACTTTAGTTGTCAGATAAGCCGATACAATCTTCCCACGCATGAGATCTTCGGACGGAAGATTAAGCGTGATATGACCAGTCGCATCAGTAGCCGAGACATGAATAGATCTCTCAGCAGCAGTCAGATTATACGAAGCAGTCGCAGCCGCCACATGCTTGATAGTGATGCCAGTAGAGGTGTTCTCAAAAAACTTCTCCGGTCCAGCCATAAGCTAGAACCTCCTACCGATTAAGTATAAGTTCCACCAACAGCGATCCAGTTATAACCATCGCTATAAAGGGCCACATTGTCAAGGCTCGTATCCAGGGTCGCCAGCTTTGTATCATGTTGATCATAGACAACCACATCACTAGTTGCAAGAGTTGTCAAGAACACAGTCACAATCTTCCCAATCATGACATCTTCTGACTGAAGATTGACCTGGATATCACCAGTGTCATTAGTAGCCAGAACCTTTACAGTTCTATCACTTGGTGCTAGATCATAAGACGCTGTTGCGGCAGAGGTAATATGCTTTATACCCATTCCGTAGTTAGCGCCCTCGTACATTTTCTCCGGTCCAGACATAAATTAATCCCTCGGTTTCGGTTTCTGATAAGGAGTAAAAAATTCAGGTATCAACTCAGCCATCTCATTCTCAAGTTCTGTCTTCTTCTCAGCTTCTTTTCTAGCTGAACCACGAACTTGAGTACTATGAGGCGTTGACTTTCTTGGTATCGTATTGGGCTTAGTTTCTTTAGCTGGCTCACCCGTGCCAGGGTCTATTCTCAATTGGGCATATGACTCCTTCTGTAGTTCCTCTAGGAATGTCTTTTCGTCGTATTCTGGATGTTGTGTTTCTATCTGCTTAGCAAGCCAACCAACATAGCTCTTATGCGGGATAAGTGCTGTGTTCTCGCGAAAGAACTCCTTAGCTTGGTCGGCTGCACCCACTTCATGACTAGCTACTCTTTGAACCATACCTGGAAGATCTTTATAAGTTTGCTCCCGTGCAACATTTACTACCCTATGCAAAAGTGCATTAAAGGCCTCTGGTGACTTTAACGCATCATCCATATCATCTTCTGTTACGAACTTCATCACATCAGCAACCGGGTCAGCAACCGGGTCATCTTTCTTTGGCTCAGTCTGAAGCGGCGTAGTCATCTGACTCTGCGCCATATCAGATATTGTCTTACGCAGACCTTCTATTGTTTCTTGGTATTCTGCTAGTCTTGAGTCTTCCTTAGGCTCAGACTCAGGTTCAGGCTCAGGCTCTAGCTCAGGAACCTCTTCTGCCTCTGGTTCTTTAACATCCGGGTCTTCTGTTTCCCCAGGAACGACTTCTTTGTCTGCCTCAACCGCTTCCTGTTCAACCTCTGGCTCCTTAGTTGGTTCTTCAGTGGGCTCAACTACTTCCGGCTCCTTCATCAGCTCTTGAATCTCTAATTCTGTCTCAGTTGGATCGGGCACTTGTATCCTCCTTGTTTTGCTCTTCCAATTCGTATACCATTGAGGTAACTAACCTCTCCGGAAAATCATACTGAACCTTTAACTCATGAATTCTTCCTTGCATCTGTAACATACTATCATGCTCTGTTTCTGTTTCCAATATAGTTCTAGCTTGCTCTAAACGAATCTCAATAGCAGCTTGATGATCCTTATAGACCTTACTAGTAAGATACTCTTTATGTTCTTCTAACGTTGCCTCTTCTAAAACCTCAACTTCTTGGCCTTGTTCTTTACTCATTTAGCCACCCACCATTTGGTCGATTGGTACAATGTTTCCGGCCTGACGCCCTTTATCAATCTGCTCTGGAGTCTGAACCTCCGCCTGGACAGGACGCTCTCGTTGGAAAAACTGCTCAACGTTCTTTGCTCCTTTCTGTCTGAAGATATGCCGAAAGATTCGTTTAATGTCAAAACCTAGTCCTTGAGCCATAGCAGGATTCGTGAACATAAGCTCTCCGACTTTATCCCAAGCTTGGTTGTCTTCCATGCCTGGTACACTCTGATCACCTATCTTGATATCGAAGTCAACAAAGAGATCAAAGGGATTAACCTTGACCTTACCCTTATTAGCTTCGAGGCCGTACTCAGAAACTAACAACTCCATGTGTTCACCATACATATCCACGAAGCGACTCTTGGACATATACTGTTGTGTATTCATAGCCATTATATAGGCGATATCATACATTGATTGCGAACTAATAAGCTTCGCCTTACTAGCCATTCGAGACATCCCGAAGTTCTTCGAGCCTTCAGACTCAGTCGCGCTAATCCGTTCCTTCTTCGGGTTTATCATGCCTTGCATGTTGTCACTTACTCCAAGGATACGCTGAGCAAGATCAGTCAGCATCGCGATATCTCTCGTGAACTCCTTAGTAACATCATCTACTTTTAACTGCTCAACAGCATCTTTGACTCCAAGACCCCAACGACTCTTTCGAGTTCTAATAAGCTTACCAGGACCAGGATTAGCAAAGTCGTGCATATTAATCATCAGAGGATCAACAACAAACATATCATTAAGACTCTTACGAATATTTGTGATTCGACTACTAAGCATCCAAGAACTCGCTCCAGTCAGCTCACTTACTAGCTCAAGACCACTAACCGGGCTAACCGAATACCCATCATGTACCGGAGCTGCAACTGCAACCGGGAACATAGAATGATCCGCATCTATCGGTTCTGCATAGATCAAGACTCTATCTCCAGCTACTCCAAAGATCCACTTCTCAGGGTACTCGCCTTCACCAAGAGCTTTACCCTCAGCTACCCACTCACTCGGAACAAGATCAACGCACATCCAGACTACATCAGTCTCTCCACCTAGACCTCTGTTCCACATTGTACGACTGCCCATACCTGTTCTTGTACCCCGTCCGGAAGCGTCACTTGTAAAAGAAGATACACCTCCTCGTTGTCCAATATATCTGACATTGAACATTCGACCATCTGTTCGTTCTTTGGTAAGCAACTGAGATCGGTTTGTCTGTCTAATCCAGCCAACGAATTCTCCTTCCTGTATCTTATGCGCGGGCACACTCGGATCCGGTAGATACAGATACGGGTCTATGTTAAACGCCTGAGTTCCTTCATAAAGCAAGGTTTCTTCAGTGTCCTCCTCCTGACCAAGGTCGATGTCTTTACCGAGCAATAAACTCGGTCGGCTGTTTTGTTTAACTCTACGTCTGTTTCCATATTTCGAGACCCACTCTAGCCCCACCACCCCCAAGCCGTATGTCCAGCTGTCTCCGAACTGAGTTGCAAGCGCGAGATCTATCTTGAGCTTTTCACACTGACTCGCAACAATCATCTCCATGAGCTTGGCTCCAACTACATCTGTAGGCTCCACTCCGTTATATTTCATATACGGAAGCTCATAGAGAAACGTCGCCATAAGATAAGTCGTGAGAACGTCTTTAATCGCGTACATAGTCGGGATCACCAAAGACACGGGCTTGCGATAATCATTATCTCTGACCTTCTTCTCTTTCTCATCTAGCTTGACATAAGCGGTCAGATAATGATCCATCTCCATCCACGAGCTATGCCGACTTTTCATTATGCGGTTGCTGATAGAGGCCCGCTTCATGACCTTACCAACAATCATATCATGCATCGGGCGACCAGGAGCCAAATCCAACCCGTCTATATAACGACTCTCATAGTCCTTTTTTACTTCTGGTGAGACTTTCTCTGGATTTATTCCTGAGAAGCTCTCTTGTGGTATTGGAATTGGCATCCGTAGTCCTTATTTAGTTAGCTCTGCATCACTACCGAAAGCATCAACCTGGAAGTGAAAGTCAATCTCGATAGCATACGCATCACCAGTAAAGGTGTCTGCTCCGTCTGAAGTCAAGCGTGTAAGTCTACATATAAGCATTGAACTGATTGTTTTACTTGTTCCTGATATAGCAGCAAAAGGTGCATATTGGTGTTTAAGAGCAGTACCGTCGCCTGGATCAGTGACCTTAATCTTAGTTGAAGACCCAAACGTGCCATCTATATTAGCCCATGTGTATTCAAGCTCCCAGACAACGCCACCAGTATTAGTCGAACTCGGCATCCAGTGAACATGAGGCTTTAAGTCTGTTCCTTCCTTGTACGAATGCTGGAGCTGAGCAGAAAAATGCAAGCTCTCATCATCTGCATTACCTGAGTCAAACGCATAAGCATACAACCCATCAGCAAAGTTCTCAAACGCGGGCTCAGACTTAGTTGGATTAATCTTTGTGTTCTGCATGGGAACACGTAAGTCTTCCCAACAAGTCTCAGCCTTAATCCTTGGCATGTGAAATAACGTTGGTACATCATCCTTAAAACGAAAAACCTTATTAGTATTATCATAATACAAACAAGCTTGATCTGTTTGTATATTAGCATCTGCGGCAATAACAGAGTCACCAAAGATAAGACCTAGGTTAGACAATTTCATATAAGGTGTACTTTGTGTATTAATATACAAAGAGTCATCCCACTCTTCGGACACACTATTCCAATGGTTCATATAAAAAGTCGAACCATTTATATTTTGTACTAAACCAGAGGCAAGAAAGTCCGTAGTAGAACCTCGCGCTCTGAACTCTAAAAAATAACTACTAAGTCTACTATAAGTATCTGTACTCCAAATATCAGGGCTGTATAACCATATTACTGGACGTAGATCACCACCAATAGTCTCAAGAAATATCCTACCACGGAAATTAGTTGAATCAAAACTAGGATCAAACTCCAAGGCTTCAATCTGATGAACATCATTACCAAGTTGAAATTGTCTAAGAGTCCTAGTCATGCTATCATCCAGTTCTCATCTAGTTCACCAGCAGAGTCTTCTTCATCAAGAATCTTATACTCAGCTTCAATATCTTCAGCACTATCATTCCAGCTCTTAGGAGTAAAATACCGACTCCCACTCTCAAGAAGATCAACAACATGAGCTAAGGCATCCATGATGTCCCACCGGCGGGACTTAGGATAACTCAACAACTGCATCTCCAAATCATTACAGATCGGATACCGGTGGAACACCATGCCTTGCCTGTAGAAAGGTAACAAACTAGCTATCCTATCCTCCTTATGACCTCTAGCCCGTAACTCAACTAGTTCAAAGTTAAGTCCCCTTCTTGACATCTCATTCTTGATTGGATAACTAATAAACTCATCGAGACCTGTTACCTCATATCCGATAACTCTAGCACCCCAAGTTTGAGCGAGGGTGAACGCATGGTTGATTAACTCATCCGGGTAGAATTTACCATGTATAATATCCCGAATGTAAAGGTTATGGTTCTCGGTGTCGATCCCTACGACAACCATTGCGGTTTCCGCAGACTGCGCTCTGACAGTCTTTGCGGGATCAATTAGCAGTATAGTCTCCAACCCATCTTGTGGCTCCTTATACCCTTGAAAATGCTCCTTCTGGAAGTTCTCTTCTCCAGACACAGGAAGATTCATATACTCCCTAGCAAAGCTATCCATCATCATCTTACCGCGATAGTCCTCGATCAGCTTTTCGAGACGTTTCTGAGGAAATGCTTCTGGCCAGTTAGTCTGATGATCTTGATCACAGATAGACAGATGCACCACGTGCCACTCAGGCTCACGACCTTCTTTCAAAGCTTGTTCGTACTCAGCCAGGATGTTGCTTGTCAGTGCGTCTTCGTGAAGAACCGTCCCGATAAGTACTGCTTGCCAGTCATCCTTTTTGAGATCGACGGCGTTGAGGGCGTCTTCATACAACCAGCGTTTAAGATTCTGTCTCTGTTCTTCACTTCGAACGCTCTCGCTGTTCTCCAGATCATCAAAGATGAGGGTCTTAGGTCGATGGTTACCATAAAGAAGTCCTCTTATCTGTTGGCCCTGACCTCTAGGCATAATGCAGACACCATTAGAGGTTTCCCATTGGTCTCTGCTAAAGCGTTCACCTTGTAGATTAGAACCGAAAATCTTCTTGACCATTGTGTTCTGCTGAAGCTCACGCTTAAGAGCCTCGGTCTGACTCACACTCTGTGTAGCTGAGCAGGAGACAGGGATAATGTAGTTACTAAGGCCAAATAGCACCAGGCGGGCCGCGTACGCAAGTTGCACACAACTAGTCTTTCCGATACCGCGTGGTGCTAGGATCATTACTTTTTGCTTCGTGGTGTCATCAAGAGCCTCAAAGATCTTATCATGGATCTTCTCACTAAACGGTAAACTAAAACGCTCCGGGAAGAACACCTTTGCCGTCAGCTTAGTCGAGACACAGCATAGACGAAGAATCGGAGTCAGGCGATCTTTGAGAGCCTTTGGATCAAGAAGCTCTTTGTCAAAGACATCACCAAGAACACCTAAGGCTCTGTCTATCTGTTCATTTGTTAGAACCATTGTTGTCTTTCATAGCTCCCTTTAGTACTTCCTCAACAGCCTTCCCTTTAGCTGTTCGTAACACTGCCCGCAGGATACGTCTAATCCAGCCTGGAACTTTCATTATTTTACTCCGATGAGGAAACAGTCCTTTTATGATACTCAGAAGCTCATCAGATAAGTCAACCGCAGCCTTACCGATCTTGATAAGATCTGCATCTTCGAGCTTACCGTCAGCCTTCGCAACTTGCACAGCTTTGATATATTTCGCGAAGCCCTTAACAACAACAACTACAGCTGTGTAGTTCGCAAAGAACCCAACAGCAAGAATAGTCATAAGAGCTTCGTACCACTGATCCTGCAAAATAGGCGTGAGTAATGCTAGTAACGAATCCACCTAAGCCCCTTTCTTATGAAGTTATACCACTTAGTCTACTTATTACATATATTCTTCCCGAAGCAAGAACATAGAATTCACCTGTTGACCTTGTTAAGTTTATCTCAAAGTACTTCCGGCCCGCAGTGAGAGAGGTTGTCTCCGTTGAGCTAACCACAAAGTCCGCTATTCCGAAAGCTCCACCAGTTACCACATCTGCTGTTGAGGTCACAATGGCAGCTGTGTCAAGATCGCTCTCTGTAGTCTTAACCAAGAGCGTGACAATATCTCCTGAAATATCAAGAAGCCGTCCATCGAGCTTCACGATAACGCGGACTCTTTTAGTTGCGCCAGTCTGAAGGCTTGATATTTTTTGCAATGTCCACCTCAATCTCGTCACGTTCTAGATTAACAACAATCAAATCATCTATCATTTGGACTCTCTCATTTCATGTATCAACTCAAGTATCTGGTCTAGTTTATAATTTATATCTACTATATCCTGCTCATTGTCTTCAATAGAGTCTGTATTCTTCTCAATATCTTTACCACTGGTTGTATGACTCTTAGCCGCGTCTACTTGAAAGCTATGCAGTTCGACATTATGGTTATTAATCTGAGTTGCAAGATAACCTGCAAAGCCTCCACCAACCATAAGTACAGTAGTCAAGATAGCACTAACAATAGCAAACCCAACTTTTGGCATGTATTTATCTTTAAGCTCGTTTATCAATACATGTATAGCCTCAAGCGTTTCTGACATCAGCAGCCCCTATTGAATGATTGTACCTTCAAGCCCGTCTATTACTATCGGGACTGTTGCAGCACCACTACTTGGCAGTATCACCGGAACTGTTGTCCATGCTGAGTAGCTTGTACCTCCAGGCCCAAAAGCCATAGCGCGTATAACAAGGGAATCTGTGGCCCCGTGTACTTTTATACTATCAGTTAGCAATGTAAAATAACCAGCCTCAAATACACCAGACTCTGATACCGTTGTTGTATCTGTGTTATCATCCTTTTCGTAATACTGGAATGCGCGTGTTGTAGTGCTACCACCAGTTGAATCTAGTTTAGCAAATAACTGCCTTATCCACGGCACGGTAGCATCAGCCGCAGTCGACACACCAGGTGGGTTTGCCGGTGTGTAGTATATTGTGAGCCTACCCAACGAGTCTGAATCTTCAGACCAAGACAGGATCTTAGTGTGACCTGGATAGGTATCTCGCTCGTCCTGGTCAGAGATCATCACGAAATACAAAGTATCACCAAAGGCATCTTTTATAAGAGTGCAACCAGCAGAAGACACAAGCCGAGACTTCGCTTCAGCCTCTCCAAGCAACCAATAAAGGTCTGTCTCGAAAAGATCAGTAAGGGAATAAGCACCCGAAGCCGCCCAGCCTTCGAACTTGTTGAATTGTGTAATAGCCAGAGTCCCACCCGTCCGCGTTGACTCTAAGAGTCGCACAAAAGCTGTGTCACCAGACTCAAGTATATTAACCTTTAATGAACCAAGATACATTCTTGCAGAGTCCACTTTAGCGACAGAACCCAGGGCGGATAGATCAAAGGCAGCAGAGAATCTATACACTGAATTAGTGATCGACCCAATACCTAAATTGCCCCAGCCTGCCTGAGCACCCTGGGCCAGCGTAGTGTCTCGCGCCTCAGCCCATGAGGAACCAATACTAATCATTTGCCCACTGATACCAGGGTCAACTGTGTCGTGGACAGTCGGATCAAGCTCAGCTAAGCCTACGGCCTTACTCATATCAACAGTTACAACTAAACTGCCGGGGGTGAACAAGGTCGTCACTGGCAGTGTGGTTTTCTCGGAGTCCCACGCCACGAAAGGTTCTATCTTCCGCTCTGCAAGCCCTGGCTTTGATTCTGTCAGCGCCCACACCAGCCTGGAAGGCGACTTATCGTCAAGAAAGATGCTTTCTTTTAAACCTCTGGCGCTCCATCTCTGCTCGATCCGCACGGTTGTAGAATCAAAATTAAGTGGAGTTAGAGTAAAGAAGCTCTTGCCCTTTGAATACCGCATAGAGCCGCCAGGGTTATACTCGTAGGTGCTTTGTCCAACATCCACACGCTTACTGAATCCTTTTGTCTTGGCTGTTCTTTCTCTCAGGTCGATTTTGTGCCAGTTGCCCAAGGTATCCTGATAGTTTAACCGCTTAGAATCAACCACCACCATCCGCTTATCACCACTGAGATTGTAGACCCGTTGGTGTCCACGGCTCTCTGTTGCGCTCATCTTGGCGTTAGCCGGTACACCTACCAACTGCCCAACCAGCCGCTTTTCAGTAAAGCCTTTTGCCTTGTCACTCTTCCCTGCCCACAGTATAGCGGGTAACAAAAGAAGCATTAATGCAGTCAAGTACCTAGTCATTATTTCCTCGACCACGTTAAATTAGGATCAAAGATAAGATAAGTAGCAAAAGGTGACCAACCGACTGCTTGTATCGCGTGGCCCGCACTTGTGTCAGCTGGGAAAGACGACATCGCACCAGGAGTTGTGCTTACGTATACCTTAGTAGAAGAGAACGACCAACCAGCTCCAGCGGCCTCACCTTCAAGCATAATTGTACCAGTAGAACCACTAGATATATCTGCTGTTACAAAGCCTAAACCAAACATAGTAAAAGTTGTAGCTGTTGTATCCGCATCTGATAGATACCAAGATGAATCAGATCGATCAAACCATACTGTCTCACCCCAAGATAACGCCTCACCAGCCTTAGCCCAGGAGCCTGTTACTCCTTTACGAACCTTAGTAGTAGAATCAGCTAAGGTAAAATCAAGCCAGATTGTAGTACTATCAAGACCTGTTCTAATAGCATCTAAGCTATCAGAGATAGCTCCAGCAGAGGTGAACTCACTACGAAGAGCCGTAGCAGTGTCCCCTGCTACCCTAGCTGCACTGTCTGGCATCTCACTCCGCAAAGCAGCTGCTGTGTCCCCGATAACACTCGCGGTAATTGGCCGACCTATACGAAACGCGGCCCCGCTAGTTCCACTAGACTGACTCTCAACAGTTCCTGGAAGAACCAAGCAAAGAGCTAAAGCTAACAGTATCCATAGTTTCCTCATTAGCTAATCTCCGCGAAAACGTTCTGTGCAGAGAACACCCAAGCAATGACCTTTAGCACAACACCTGAAGCTGGATATTGAGTACGAAACTTGAAGTCCGTATGGATATCTGAGTACGCATTCTGTGCCTCAACGTATTTCATAACATCATCTATCATGATGCCGTAGATACTATCTCTTTCTGGAGAACCTACGCGCACTCGACTAAGTACCTCAGAACCATTAAAAGTATGAGTCAAGACAGTAGTTCCATCTTTAAGTCTAACATTCGAGCTAGCTGCGTGAGCTATAGCAGTAGTATCATTATAACCCCGTGATACTGTATAACTCCCATCACTATCATCTACTGTTATCTTCTGTTCCTCAGAGTCTATAATCACTACATCATTAACCGCAAACACATCTGAACCAACAATAAGCTCTGTTTCTAAGCTTTGTGCTCCACTTAGGTTACTTGTGTTCTGTGCAACAAATTCACCATACTGATCCGTAGAGGCTACAAATATACTCATCCGTTGCCTCCTTAGAAGTTGTGAAGGCTATCAACACCAGCGGTGAACACAGGATTAACAACCAAGCTATCGCCAAAGACTCTGACTTCTGGAATCTCTACTATTCTGATCTCGAACTTATCACCAACAGTAAGGCTATCGTTAAGATCAAAGTATAACACACTATCACTAAGACTCTTACTGCTACTAGCCGGAACGATATGCTGACTATTCTGCCTGAGAGTATCAGTGTAGCTAAAATGCTGATCACTCTTGGTCCCAGTAACCTCGAACGTAACAACCCAGGCTGGTATGATTCCAACTGAGTCTCCGACTGTCCCAATAAGACTCACAACTTGCATTGTGTCAACATCACCAGCAACATACACTCCAGAGACTGGGCTCCCTGACAGATACCTCGCTTGGAGTTCCTTGGGAGTTCTAAAGAACGTCGTGATCGTTGCAGAGACCTGAGCAAAACAAATAGATGCTGTCACGAACAACATCAGCCCAGTAAGAAACCGTTTCAAGATGCCTCCTCAGTTAATACTTCTGCTGTGACTTCAATTGGTTTTGACTTGACCCCGCTTGCTCCGTTTTTGATCTCCATCAAATCAGCAGCTGTGAATAGACCATGTCCTATAATACCCTCAATCTTCTTGGGAGGACTAAAGCCAGCTCTGTCGAGTATATCTCTTGCAAGGTCAGTTCTAAGTTTGATAGGTACTTCTTCATCTTCCATCGAGTCTTGGATTAACTCTAGTGCCTCAGGAGCGATTTCCTTTACACGTTCTCGTACATCTACTGTGATTGATGTACCTTCTTTATCCATGCGGGTCAGCATTGCTTGCGTCAAAGGACTATTAATAGTATACGAAACCATCTGAGGGGTACACTTTAACGCCTTGGCTATATCTATGTGTTTCTGCCCCAGATAGTGTCTACGAATAATCTCTTTATGGACACCATGGATTCTTTGTAGCTGATACTTTCTGTCTGCTGCTGGTAACCGGCCCATCTAGAACCTCCCCAGGATGTCTGCGACTGCTAGTCTGAACTCTTGCATATCGAAAAGGCGACCTGGACAGGTTCGATTACTCATAACTTCCCCGTGCCCTCGAATGTTCTTAACTGGTATATCCAGCACAGTACAAAGACTCGCGACCAACTTAGCAGCTTTGTTAAACAAGTCAGCTGGGGCTGGGGTCAAGTTAAAGTTACCAACTATCGCAACACCTAAAGATTTTCTATTCATCCCATCGACCGGGCAATGGGCGCCGTCTTGATCCATCAACCGTCCGACAAGAACCTCCGGTATGTTTCCTACATGCTCAACACCATAGTGATACCCCACCTCACCCCACCCTCTACCCTCAACATGCCAGCGTCTAATCTCATTCCAGTCCAAGGCTTTGTGGTCTTTACTCTCGGTATGATGTACCACGATATATTCTGGTCTCAAGACTGAGTCCTTTTCGCGTAAAGGAACAACTTCTTTGCTCTGGCTACTTTGCTAGCTAGCTATCTATTTGTATCAATATAATACGTTTCCCGTGAAGACGCAAGCTGTGTGCCAAGTTGTGACAATCTAAAAACCTACTGGACTAAGATAGTGAGATGTTGCCCCCGCACAGTACTCATTTCCCCAATCGAATTCTAAGACGCTAATGAGCAGGCTCAGATAAGAGGCAAGCTTATTGTGGAGGATAGAAGCAAGATCAGAGGGCAAGAGGCCGAAGGTCAAAGCTTAAGAGGATAGAAAGAAGCTAAGCCCATAGCTCAGAAAGCTGGCATGATTATTGCAATATGATATAGGCAAGGCCAGCAAGGCTGGCAAGGCTCTTTCTCATATCGGAATCAGAAAGCAAGGGCGAGACTTATGGCCAGTTTTCTGGATTTCCAAGAATCGAAAAGCATCATTGCTAATTTCGACATCGGCAAGCAGCGGATTGATAGCGCAGCTCTGGATTATTCCGGGCTATCTGATGAGCAGATTATGCTTGCCGGGATTAGGCAGATCAAGACAAATTTCAGCACCTGGCATAGCAACAAGGCCAAGGAGCTGGAGAAGAAAGGCCAGATTGCAAGCGCATTGGCTTGGCTTAAAGAGAAGGCCGATGGCTATAGCAATAGCAAGATCGATATGAGCAATTATGCTGGGAGCGATAGCTGGAATTTCGAGCGCGGCAAGGGCGAGAGTCCTGAGAAGAAGGCTGAGAAGGCTATCGATAGCATGGATGTCGAGCAGCTTGATAGGCTGCTTGCGCTTGCTCAGGCTAAGCGGGAGGCTTTCAATATCTAAGGTAAGACTGAGATTCTCCAGCCCGGCTGAGATTCTAATCAATTAATCATTTTATTGATTCCGATATGAGCAAAGGAGCAAAGAGGATAGGGAAGGCGAGAGCTTTTTCTATCCTTTTTCTTGTCTTTGCTTCTTGTTATTCTTGTAGACCGAGCACTGATTTCACCCAGCTTGACCAAGAGGTGAGACCATGATCGTGGTTAGCTCGAAGCGAATAGTTCGCTCACTCTGAGCGATTTAATTCTTACCATTCTTACCAATCTTACCGTCTTACCGCTTTACCATTCTTACCGACCCCCCCCCTTACACATTCTGAGTCGTTTGCTCTTTTGTTAAGACGTTTGCTTTTTAACCTTTGGTCGAGAGTCTACACAGTTAAGGAACTACATGGTTCTATACTAATGAAAAAATATGAATATATAAGAAAAAAAAATAAAAAAAGGTATGTCAAGGGGATAGTACTATTGGTAAGAATTAAAGAGAGAGGGTAGACAGTAGACAGTAGACACGAGAAGAGTAGACAGTAGACACAACAGTAGACACGATAGGAACAAGGTCAACAAGCGAACGGTTTGGAAGAGGTAAGGGGGGGGGGTGGTAAGTACGGTAAGACGGTAAGGTGGTAGGATTGGTAGGATTGGTAAGAATGGTAAAATTGGTAAGATTGGTAAAAGCGGTAAGAAACAGTAAGCTATTAGCAAGACTAAGGCTCTTGACAGAGTCTATTGACCGGGTCTCTTGACCAACCTTGGCATGCTTCTTGCATTATATCTGGATAGAAGTTCGAAGAAATCCGAAGCTTTGACAAGAAACACTCATTAAGCCAGGAGGACAAGAAGATGCCAGACTCTAACCCTAGACCTGTTGATAAGTTTATCTCTGGGTCTAGAGAGAAACAGCTTAATTATGCAAAAGAAGAGTTGCTGATTGACACAGAAGAAAGAAACACAGATGATGATGTTGTTCGAGCAGAAGAATTTTTAGACTTGGAGGAAGAGTGACTAAAACGGAGGCCCTTTTAGCTAATATTGTTGCTTTGTTGGGTCTTATGATTAATCAGCAAGGTAGTATTCATAGCTCAGAGTATGAGTCAGAGTATCGTAATGAGTCTTTGAGAGATATAACAAAAGCCACAAAAGATATTCTTGACGGGGTGTCAACTCTTCTCATCAAGGAGTTAGATAATGATTGACTTGGGAGAAGTAACGTTTCTTAAGCCTGCGAGATTTAGTGGAAGGTGTAATAGTTGTAAAGAGTCGTATCCTCGAAGCAAGATACGGTTACTCATCTCTCAGCTTCTTGACTTTGGTACAATAAAAGGCTACAAGGTTGACTGCAAAGTTCTTAAGAGAACAAGCACTACGACAGAAAAAGGGAGTTAAAATGAACTACAATCTTACCTTGGTCACCACCAATGCCATAGCTTGTGTTGTTGCTATTTTGTTCTGGTTTGTCGCCTTAGAGGTTCTTGACAAAACATTCACAAGAGCAAAATATCTTCTTGTAGAAACATGGTTTTGGTCTATCATAACTGTAGTAGCGTTTTTCGTTGCGTTTTTCGTAGCTAGCTATTTCTGCGCACGTGTAGTCTGGTTGGCTTTTTAACTTGGAGTTATGATGTCAGGAAAGAGAGCAACAAGACAAGGTTATAAGGTTGTTTGGGCTACTAGTTGTGGTATCAATCGAGCCCTTTGGCACTCAAGCTGGGTTGCTTGGTCAGGCATGGTATATTACTCACGCAACACTTGGACGTACCCAGAAGAAAACTGTGGTCCTTTATGTGTGTTCAAGACAAAGAAAGCTGCCATAAGGTTCACACAAAAAAAGGATATGTTATCCTGCTATCCTCGTTATGACTTTATTTTCAGGTGTCGTTACGAGCCAAGTGATCTTGATAGAGTCTGGACTTCAGGTAATGGTCTTGAAGTTCCAAAAAGCACTGCTTCAAGAGAAAGACTTGGAGTTAGGCCACCACGAGAAAAGGATATGTTATCCTGCTATCCTTTAACAGCACTACCAGCCGGTACAGCTCTTGCAAAAAGAGTTAAACTAATGGAGAAGATCGACTATGAAGACGAACTCAACAAAATGGCTTCATCAACTGAATGTTAAAACCAAAGCCTTGTGTGGAGTTGAGGCTATTCAACTGGTCAATCAAGAAACCATCCTTGAGATGTACTCCAAGGGTTGGAACGCAGAACAGAGCGCTGAAGCTATTGCAAGAACACCAGGACGAGATTTAACGCATCTTCTCAAGCCAAAGCCTGAGAGTGTTGGTAAAAAGACCGAGTTGTTGGAAGACGTCAGCCCGGATTATCTTTATTCTTTGGTAGTCATAACAAGCCCGCATTGGCCGCAGGCTATTCGTATGGAAAACGTAACACACCAGTGGATACTAGACATGATACCTATTATCTCTGCTGAGAGTCGAGACTATCAACTCAGGACCTATGAGAAAAAGGAGTCACAAGATGTCGGAACGTAAGCTTATTAAAAAGGAGAGAGTTAAACAAAACGCTCTACTCCACATAGCTGAAGATGAGTATAACAAGAGCAGGTCTTTCTGAACTGAGTAAGTTGGGTGCCAGCTTAATGGCACCAAGTGGCACCCAACTTGCTTTTTTAGCCTTTATCTATTATATTACATAAGCAAGTTAAGAAAAAAGAGAAACCCAGACAAAAGGGCCAAACAATGTCAAAAGATACTCCAATTCGTGCTGTTGTAGACGCGCGAGACCTCGCTGCTCTGCTTGTTTACTACGACAAAGAACGCAAGATGCGTTTTAGCTCTCGTAACAAGCTTGTTAATCAAATCATCACTGATTATCATTATCTTTTACATATCAACAACGCGCTTGAACCCATCCCGGAATCAGACGAAGCCTTAGCAATATTTCATCATTATGGTTTCAGTCAACTAGCAGATAAAACTTCACATACAAAAGCATATCTAGACAACCTAACCGTGACTTCATTTGAGCAAGTTGAAAAGGGTCAGTCTGACTTTTCTGAGCTTGCAGGGAAGATACAAAAAGGACTACAAGAGTAGTTCTCATTAGACAAGTTCGCTCATCTTGAGCAAACTAGTCAGAAAGGAGTACGCCAGGCAAGAGATGTTGATTACATAACTAGTCACAACTCACGTAACACAAAGGAGAAACAATGATTAAGGAACAGACTACAAAAATTGATGGTGTTAACTATACCTACGGTGTTGATCTTCCGGAGACAGTTGCAGCTTGTCAGGAGGTGGGCGGAGACGATATGGTAGTCGCGTTCTTCTGTCGTGCAGCTCAGGCACAGGCCCGCTCACGGGTCAGACAGCTTTCAACGGCTACAGAAACCTCTCCTGGTAAGA